CTACAGCCACGCCATCCATACCATCAAATTTCTCTACTATTTTTTCAATTTTTTCGGCTATTACAACCTGCATTTTTTCAAAAATTGGTAAAAAACTTGAAGAAACATTATTAACAAAAGAGCCAATTTGCATTTTTATAACACCAATAGCATCATTAAATTGCTCAACACGTCTTATTGTTTTAGTGGAAAGAATTAAACCCAATCTCTCTGCTCTATCAATAAAATTATCTAAACCTTTTTCAGCTAAATCTTCAAGCGCACTAGTAAGTAAAATACCTTGTCTACCAAATAGATTAGCTAAAGCTGTTGCTTTTTGCGTTTGACTTCCAAGACCGCTAATACCAATCGCCACTTCTTCTAACAACTGATCTGTTGATTTAAAATGACCATCTGTAGTTTCAAGCTCAACGCCAAGAGCTTTGAAAATATCTTTCATGGTCTTAAGACCTCTTTGCGCATCTCCAATACTTCTTGCAAATTTCTCAAGAGCTTTATTAGCACCATCAATATTAGTGCCTGATTCTCTAGCTGCTAAATGAAAGGCTTGTATAGTATCAGTTGCTATACCTGTTCTAGTAGCGGTTTTACCAATAGCATCAATAAATTCAAAAGACTTGTTTACAAGTATGCCTAAAGCTCCAGCAGCAGCAACCGCAGCCAAGCCAACGCCAGCAACACCTTTGCTAACACCTGCTGCTGCACTACCAACACCTTTAAGACCTTTAGTAACTTTATCAAAAGCTGCCTTAGTCTTATCTACTGCGGTTAATTCAAACTTTACTTTTTTATTTGCCATTGTTCCTTTTTTCTTCAGCTAACTCTAAGTAAGCTATCCATCCTTGATATTCTTGGACACTAATTTCTTGAAGTTCCTCTAGGGTTTTTCCAAGTTTTTCAGCTAGTGCATATTGCACATATAAATTAGCATCCTCTGTTAGTTTTTTTTCGTGTCCTCAATAGATTCTTGTCCCATTATTTGTGTTGCAACATCTACTAATATTTCACGATCTACATTATTTAAAAAAGCGTTTTTATCGCTTAAATCAAATAATTTGTCTCCATTTTCATCAAGTGCTTTGTAAATTAATACATAAGCCATCATCGTTAAATCATCTTCTTTACTCATTTTATAAAGTTTAGAAGTTTCAGCTAACGTCAATGGCTTGCTGTAAATTTTTAAGGGCTTATCATCCTCACCCCACTCAGCAACTTCGATTACCTTTACATCTTGCTCTGCAAAATGCGCTTTAGCTCTCTCTATAGCTTTCATAGTTATACTGTTTCTGTAGTAATAGCGCCAGTTCCTTGAACTGAGATGCTAGCTTCTACCATTCCATCAAAAGATGCAGTAATGTTTTTTCCAGTTACTAAAGCTGTACCACTATAGTAAGTATCGCCTGATACTGCTCCTTCAGGGTAAAACTTTAATGTTACGCTTGATCCAACCGCTAATGCTACTTGACCACTTGTATCAGTTTCATCCCAAAAAACATCGATTGATCCACTAAATGTAGTTAATGATGCTAAATATGTTCTAGCAGCATCGCCCATTGTAGTGTCTTCAACAGTATCAGCAGTTTCCTCTAATGAATACGATCTAATTTCAGCAATAGCATTGCTTCCAACATGGACTGTACCCTCACTTCCTTTATGTGTTGCCATTATTTATTTCCTCGTTTTTAGTTATTTTTTTTGAAGAAGATTTTATTGTTTGGGCTGCTTCTTCTTTCCAACCCTTTTCTTTTAAATATTCAACCTTCGTAGGGTGAGCATCTATAGAAACTTTACCATTTGGACTAATCATTTTCATAATTATTCTCCTGTTATACCGCTACATCAGGATTAGTTTCCTTGACATAGTAGTTGGTTAAAAATGTAAGGGAAACATACCCTAAAGGCTTTTCTCCTTCCGCGTTAAATTCTATTTCTGTACTTTCTAGGTAACAGTCTTTAGCTAATCCACCTAGAGTTGTATCAGCAGCAATAGCTTCTTCAACCTCTTTGCTTATTGTATCAATAGTATCATCGAAGTTGCTAGTAGCTTTTACATATCCTTCTACAACTACTGATAATTCTCTACTCATAAGTCTATCAGTTCCTATAACAATAGGCTCGGAAGTTTCTGATTTTGTGTATATAACTAAACAGGGAACGATATTGTCTTGTAATGTATAAACTCTTGATTCAAAAACATTAGTTCCTGTAGTTGTTAAATTATTAAGTGTAGCGCCAAAGTATTCTCTGACCTGACGCCTAACATGATTTGCCATTATTGAACCTCAAGAATAAGAGATGTAATGCCTACGTTATCATGTTCAAAATTCACAACCTTATAAGTGGTTGCTGCTTTAATAGTAGTACCACTTAAAGTTTTTATAGCTGGAGCTACCAAAGCATCTCCAAAAGCAATACTTGGTATATCAGTTGTTTTGGTCATAGCTACTGGCTGATAACCCTGCATAGATAAACCTGCTGTATCAATGTCTAAATATTCTTGATTTAAAATTATATTGATAGTTGTTGCCGAACCACCTGTGGGTGTGTAAGTTACCGCAATACCAGCGCTTCCATGACTATCTTGCAAATAGCCATCAAAATCTCTATCAAATTCCATTGGCATGATTTATTTTTTAGCTCTTTTCTTAGGAGCTTTAACCTCTGAAGTTTCTAAACCTACACTTCTTTCAGTTTTTTTAGCTTTAGGTTTTTCAACATATACTTCTGCCTTATTACAAGCAATTAAGTTAAAACCTTCATCCTCTGTAATATCAACTACATCTCCAGCAGAGACTCTTTGACCATTACAGATAGTATCTTGTGTTATTAAGTATTTTTTCATATTTAAGCTGGTGGGGTTTCCCCCACCATTCCATTTAAGCATCTATTTATCAGCCATCGTTAGAAAGGATAAATGACTCAGCATGTCTAACCGCAGTATCAACATTCTGTAAAGCCACAATTCTAACTGAACCAGTATTAGATAAGCTATAAGGATCAACAGTAATATCTAAACCACCGAATAATCCAACTAGCAAGTCTGCAAAATTACCAAAATAGAAATCACCTGAAGTAACTGAATTTGATCTAATTACATCATATCCATTTACCATTCCATCAGGAGAGACAATAAATTGTCCTGATCCACTATCTTTAGTAGTTACTTTCATAGTTCCATACTCAGAAGGTCTACAAATGTAATGTAGATTTCCAAATAAAGCATTGTCTCCGCTAATTGCAGATTCCATGCTTACTATTTCAGCCCATGTAGGAGCAGCAGCAGCAAAAGTGCTAGTGTTGATTCCTGATGTGTTTCTGATTCCAGTAGGTTGTCCTGATGAACCTGAGCCCATTAAAGCGCCAATGTCTATTGCTTGTGCAATACCTTTAGCTAAATCATCTCTAATTAAGTTTTCAACACTTAATGATGATTGGCTTAAAAGTAATCTAGTTGCATCTGTAAATGCACCAATTACCTTCGGAGTCATAGTTACACTTCCTGTAGTCATTTCTGACTCAGTAGAAGCAGCACCTTCTGTAGCAACCCAGTTAGCAGTAGAAGCAGCAGTTTTCTTAGGTATAACAATATTCCCTTGAAGTCCCTGTAATACTGTTGCGCCAGCAGCCATTACTGATGATGAATTTCTTAATACATCAATAAAATCTCCACCTCTGTAATCTTCTGCTACAAGAGTTGAATCATCAGATGAGTTCATGTCTCTTGACCAGTTTCTTAATACATCCGCAGGAAGCATTATGCCTTGTGAAGTTTTACCTTCAGCTTGACTAGCAGCAGTTGAACATTCAAATTCAAATGCAGCAGCTTCTTGTGCGCGTCTATCAGTAGGATTAGCTAAAGCTCTAATTGCTTTTACTAAGCTAAATCTTTTTACTTCTTTTTGATTCATTCCAATGTCTGAAGGAGTATCAAGAGGAGTATTATTAGCTAATTCGTTTAGTAATTGTCCTCTAAATTCTTCAACAGAAGCACCTTCTGAAATTGCTTTGTTAGCTAAATCTCTTTTGTTGTGTCTAGCAGCTAAATCGATGATTTCTTTAGAATCTCTTTTAAATTCAGCTTTTGCTTCAGCAACACTTTGTGATCTAACTTCATCAAGATTAATTTCTTGTTTTTCGTTTTCCATTATTTTCACCTTTGTAGTTTGTGTTTTTTGTTTATCTTTAGAACGTCCAACTCCAACAAGTCTTGATTGGTCTGCTGGAACACTTACAGAAGATACTTCCATTGGTGTCCATTCAGCTTTGTAATAAGTCTCATCGTTATCATTCATTCTAGTTAGTTTGTCGATTCTGTAGCCAACGGATATGTTCATTCTTATCCCATCTTTTACATCCTCATATACTTC